CATTCACCTGTTCATCCCCGAGCGACCCGGCCAGACCCGTGGCGCTCCGTGGGTGGCCAGCGCCATCAAACGCCTCCACCACCTTGACGGCTACGAGGAGGCCGAGGTGGTCAGGGCCAGGGCCAACAGCTCGCTTATGGGCTTCATCCAGTCACCTGAGGGCGAGCTGCAGGGTGATGAGGTGCTTGACGGCGACCAGGTAAGCCGCTTCGAGCCCGGAGTCTTCAAATATTTGGCGCCCGGCGAAACAGTCAGTATTCCCCAGCTCGACGCTCCTGATGGGCAGTTCGAGCCGTTCCTGCGTGGGATGCTGCGCTCCGTGGCCGCCGCGATTGGTTGCTCCTACGAGACGATCAGCCGCGACTTCAGCCAATCCAACTACAGCAGCAGCCGGCTCAGCCTGCTGGAGGACCGCGAGCACTGGCGCATCCTCCAGGACTTCATGATTGAGCACCTACTGCAGCCGATCTATGAGCGGTGGCTGGCCGCTGCCGTTGGTTCTGGCCAGCTGCTGCTGCCCGACTATGAGGCCATGCCGGAGCGCTACGAGGCCGTTCAGTGGTATCCCCGCGGCTGGGCCTGGGTCGATCCGCAGAAGGAAGTGGCGGCGTACAAGGAAGCCGTCAGATCTGGCTTCAGGACGCAAGCGCAGATCGTCGCCGAGAGCGGTGGTGACATCGAAGATCTGCTGATCGCCCGTGCCAATGAGGTGGACAGGGCTGAACAGCTGGGCCTGCAGTTTGACACCAACCCGGCCGACGACCAGCAGGGTGGCGCACCGAACGCCACACCAGAGCAGCAACCTGACCCGACCACTGAGGACTGATGGCCAACGTCAACGGCACAGAGATCAACCTCATGCCCACCGAGGGCATGAGGACAGAAGCACGGCGCTACCGAGCGTGGAAGGAAGACGGCGAAGCTGGCGGCACCGACGTGGCAGCCCGCAGGGCCCGCCAGATCCTCTCTGGCGATGAGCTCAGCCCCGACACGGTGATCACCATGGCGGCCTGGTTCGCCAGGCATGAGGTGGATAAGCAAGGCGAAGGCTTCAGCCCTGACGAGGATGGCTACCCCTCACCCGGTCGTGTCGCGTGGGCGGCCTGGGGTGGTGACGCTGGTCAGACCTGGAGCACCGCCAAGGGCGAGAGCATCAAGAAGGCCAGGGATGAGCGCACTATTTCAACCGATAGCATGGCAGCAAAGGGCCACCCTGCGACGATGGATCTACGCGACCTCAACTCTCAGCCCCTCTACCGCTCGGCGGTGGTGGCTGAGGTTGCGCGTGCTGATGAGGATCCCGAGGTGGTGGAGTTCACATTCAGCTCAGAGCAGCCGGTAGAGCGATACTTTGGGATGGAGGTGCTCAGCCACGACCCCGAGGCCATGAACATGAGCCGCCTGAACAGTGGCGCAGCCCCTTGGCTCTGGAACCACAATGCTGAGGTTGTGCTTGGCGTCGTTGAGCGTGCCTGGATGGGCGACGATCGCCGCGGCCGTGTGCGCACTCGCTGGTCACCGAACACCAGGATTGAGGGCAGCGAAGAATACAAGCGCCGCCAGGACTGGGAGAGCGGAACGATCAGAAACGTGAGCTTCATGTACTCGATCGATGCACCGCTCGACACCACCAGCCGGGAAGGCATGGCACTGGTGACAGCCTTCACGCCGATGGAAGTATCCGCTGTCAGCATCCCCGCCGACCACACGGTCGGACAAGGCCGCAAGGCCACCAGCAGCTCCGGCCCGCCCGGCGCTGCAGCGGCCACGGTCGCACCCTTGACCCACAACGACAACAACCCAATGGACCCCTCCACCATCGACATGGAGGCAGTGCGGGCTCAGGCTGCGGCCGATGAGCGCACCCGCGTCGCCTCCATCACTTCCCTCTGCCGTGAGCACAAAGCGGACGACCTGGCCCAGGGCCTTATCGAATCCGGTGCCTCTGAAGCTGACGCCATGCGCTCGGTGCTCGCCGAGATCGCTAAGCGTCCTGCTGCTCAACCTGCAACCCCTGCAACCCCTGCCCGTTCCGCTCAGCCCATCGCCTCCGGTGGTGGTTCTGCTGACATCGGCCTGACCGAGAAAGAAGCCCGCTCGTTCAGCTTCCTCAAGGCCATCCGCGCTCAGCTGATGCCTGAAGATCGCCAGGCCCAAGAAGATGCCGCCTTTGAGCGCGAGGCAAGCGTTGCCACTGTGCAACACATGGCCCGCAACGGCTATCAGATGCAGGCGCGTGGCTTTGTTGTTCCTAATGACGTTCTGCGTCGCGATCTGACTGCAGGCACCGCCGCTACTGCTGGTGATCTGATCTTCACCGACGCCCGCCCTGGATCCTTTATTGAGGCTCTCCGCAAGCGCAATGCGCTGACCGGGCTCGGAATCACTGTGCTGTCAGGCCTCACCGGTCCGGTGGCAATCCCCAAGCAGACCGGCGAAGCACAGGTTTACTGGAAGGGCGAAGGCGCACAGGGCACTGAGACTCAGCCGACCGTCAGTCAGGTCTCGATGACCCTCAAGGAGATGTCCGCATGGACCCGCTTCTCCCGCTCGCTGATGCTGCAGTCCAGCATCGACGTTGAGCAGATGGTGCGCAACGAGTTGGCGACAGTCGCTGGCCTTGAGCAGGCTCGCGTTGGTCTTTATGGCCTGGGCTCCAGCAGCCAGCCCGAGGGCCTGAAGTACGTCACGGGCATCAACACCGTCGACTTCAACGCCGACAACCCGACGTATACCGAACTGGTGGCGATGGAAACCGCAATCGCTGCGGATGATGCAGACATCGGCACGATGAACTACATCACTAACGCGACTCTGTACGGAGGCTTCAAGACGACCGAGAAAGCGGCCAACACCGCTCAATTCGTGCTTGAGCCCGGTAACACCGTCAACAGCTACGGAGTGGTCCGCTCCAATCAAGTGGAGACTGGCGACGTTTGGTTTGGCGTTTGGAGCCAGCTGGTGCTGGGCCTGTTCGGCGCCGTTGACCTGCAGGTGAACCCCTACAGCGAGGACCGTGAGGGCAACGTTCGCGTCACGATCCACCAAGCGATTGACTACGCGGTGCGCCACCCCCAGGCCTTCTGCCGCGGCAACAACACCCTCTGATGACCCATGAGGATTGAGATCCTACGCCAGACCTCCATCGCCGGCCAACCCGCAAGGATTGGCGACGTGGTGGAGGTGGATGCCCGCGACGCCCGGCTGCTGATCAGCAGCGGCAAGGCGAAGCCGGTCCCGGCAGCAGTCCCAGAGGTGCAGCCGCTGGCGGAGGATCCCAAACCGATCAAGCGCAAACCACGAACCCGTCGCTCCACGACCCATGGCAATCCATGAGCTCACGCTGGACAAACTCCAGCACTTCACCCTCCTGGCCACCACCACTATCACCGCCACCGGCGATCAGACCGGCGTCGACCTGGCCGGCTACGAAGGAGACGTTCAGATCATCCTGTCTGGCACCGCTGCAGGCGCTGGCGCCGACTTGACCTTCCGCATTGAGGAGTCTGCCGACGACTCGACCTACTCCGCAGCCACCGGCGGTACCTTCACCGCGATCGGTAACGCTGCCTACAAGGAAGTTCTGACCCTCAACAGCAACGACCTCAAGCGTTACGTTCGCCTGAGCTGCACTGCTGAGACTGGCACCGCCAGCTCTGCGGTGACCTGCTTCGGCTTTGGCCTCAAGAAGTACGGCTGATCATGTTCACGGAAGACCTGTCGATCTTCCTTGACGATTTTGGCGTCAGCTGCACGGCTGGCGCCATTACTGCATTGGGCATTCTCGACATGCCGGGCGAGACGGTCTCCGGCGGGATGGTGATCTCCACGGAGTACATGCTGACCGCGAAGGCGTCTGATTTTGGCGACCTGCTCTACGGAGATAGCATCACAGTGGACGGCCAGAGCTATCAGGTGCGCGAAACGTTGTTACTTGACGACGGCAAATTCTGCCAGATCGCGCTGACGCTGATCACAGCGGTCACGCTGCTCACAACGCTGGCGGGCTTGACCATCACGACCCTGTCAGGCACACAGCTGAGGACGCTATGAGCACCACCACAATCACGGGCCTGCCAGACGCAACAACACCGCTCACCGGTAACGAGCGCGTGCCGAT